ATGTGGAGCAAGACGATTGAAGGATTCGGAAAGTTTGCAGAAGGAAAGGATGATGTCCTACTACTTATGCATACTGAGCCGAATCCAGAAACACCTGCATCAGAACCGAGAACAGATGCAGGATGGTCTATCTTGGATTTGCTCGTGAAGCACAAGCTTAATGGAAAGGCAAAGTTCACCATCACCAATCCCTCCGTCACTGGGAGATATCAGGTTGGGCCGAAGCAGATGAATGTCTACTACAACATGATGGATGTGTTCGGGTTCCTCACTGGAGGGGAAGGGTTTGGGCTTCCATCACTCGAGGCACAGTCAGCAGGTTCAGTCCTTGCGACAACGAACTACACGACAGGCCCGGAACTGTGCGGAGATCACGGCTATCTGGTTGATGTTGCTTCGAAGTGGACAGGGAGCATCGGGATAGAATGGGCAATAGCGAATACCGACCACTATGCCAAAATCCTCGAGGAACTGTATTCCAACAAAGACAAGCTGAAGGAAAAGCAGAAGCAGGCCCGAGCATTTGCAGTCGAGAACTACGACTGGGAAACGAAAGTCTGCCCGATGTGGGTGAAACTGCTCGAGAGTTTATGAGGTGATTCGATGGGAAAAGGAGAAACAGACTACGTTGTGAGATACAATCAGATTGAGAGAACATTCGACACTTGGCTGAGAACTGTGAAGTTCTTGGCAGGAATCAAGATAGGGGCAATCAAGGGAGAGATATCTATCACTAAGGTTAGGAGAAAATAAAAAAAGAAAAAGAGATTTCTCAGACTACTTTGAAGTAATCTGCGTGTCCGTTTATTCCTATGCCTGCTGGCACAGCTTTCTTGCTTGGTGTCACTGTCGTCTTGAAGAATTCTTCGACAAAAGGCACGACTGCCTGTGTCCAGACCGCATAGGAAGTAACGAGCAGTAAAGCAGCAAGTGCCTCTCCGCTCGGGGTTTTCCCAAAGGCGAACTCATAGACAACAGCGACTCCGTTGTTTGCGATGACCACAGTGGCAGCGACTGTGACTGCTTTTGCCACGATGTGTTTCACAAGTTCCTTTATTTTTTCCATCATTTCCATTCACTCACCCCATACCCCGCCGATATGCGTGTCCCAATAAACTCTGGAATTGTCCAGTAGCAAGCGCACACATCGGGCAGAGAGTAGTCCGGTATTTGACAAACCGCAGGAGTATAATATTTTCCAAATCCATATTTCGTTCTTGTTTCCCAGTAGCAGGGATACTTGGTCAGGAACTGGTAGTCGGGCATGACATCAGCGCAAGTGAAACCATACTTTTTTGCAGGAGTGCAGTTGAAGAGGGGCCTGCTGCAGTTCTCCAGCTTTTTCAGTTCCGACCATAGCACAGAATTCTCGACGGAGAGATTTCTTATTCTTTCGACCATTATTGCCCTTTCCGCTATGGTAGCAGACAGATTTACCTCAAGTGCCGTTAGGTTCGCTGTGAGGTTAGGGCAGTCCGGGCATGGAGTGGTCTCGGATTGGGGGTAGCTCGGGCAAAAGCAGCCCCCCATGCCCAGACTAAGCCCTAGCAGCACGAATATGCTTAGGCCCGAATTTCTCAACAAGTTTCCCAAAGGTAACACCCTTCTATTTCATCTACCACCGTTTCAGCATTAAAAATTATCTCGTGTTCCCAATAACGCAGAACCAACCAGCCGTTTTTTTGTAATATTTCTGAAACTTCTTTATCTCTCGGGATGCCATTAGGATAATTATGCCAGTAGTCCCCATCACAAAAAACTGCTATTTTTTGTTCAGGTAATATTATATCAACATTTGCCCCCAAAACAAATTTATTCGAAAGAAAATTTATTTCTCTCTTACTAAGTTCCGTTTTAACTAACCTTTCAATTTTTGTGTTCAAAAAGATTTTTTTAAGACATCTCCGTTTATCATATCCTTTTGTAAAGCCTAAGTTGTTTTTGATTGGTTTTCCTTTATTTGATATCGATATCTTTTGGCGAACTTCTAAAGGTCTAGGTTTTCCTTTTCTTGATTTCCCTATTTCTCTCATTCTATTAATATACTCAATTTTCTTTTCTGGATGTTTTTCAAAGAGATTTCTCATAATAAGACTAATCGGAAACTTATGACCTTTTATAAACCTTCCTGTTTCATCTCGATTTTCCACGTTTATCAACCTTTATTTTTTCTACTAGCTTTCCGAATTCTATTCCAGAACGAATTTTCCACATATATTTCGAGTTGAAGGCATAGTAAGAAGTGTATTCAGGGTGGCTTTCCAGTGTAGTTAGCGGAGCAGAATAATTGACGTATCTTTGAGTAGCTTCTATGAGCAGTTCTTTTGAGTCCTTAGATGGCTTGTAAGCTCCGTAGCAATGCCCCGTTTGTCCATACATCCCAAGATGAACCCTCGTTTTGTAGATAGGCACTCCGCACTTATCACAGAGAGATTTCCACAGGATTGCAAGGTCCTCACAATCTCCTTTCTTGAGAGCGATGGTTTCCTGTGGGAACTGCCAAAAGTCATTCCAGGGAGTTCCAAAATAATCGTCAGGCCGATAGATGGCTCCGAGCCCTGCGTCAGCGCCTATCCATGACCAACACGCTCCGACGATATCCTTCTCAGTCTGCGGGTGGAAGCGGTTAAAGATTTGGGCTTTCGCTTCGTTCAGGAGGTAAGCATCCGAGAAGATGAACTCCTGCGGATACATGTCGAGGTAAGTCTTTTTGCTGTATTCGTCGAAGATATACCTCTTCTGATAATGCTCCTGCGTCTTCGGATAATCGCTATCGAACAGGTTTGAGTCTGTGCTCATGCACTGTGAAAGCTGCCCGGTGATGTCGTTTATCTGCAAGTCTTTTGCCTTATTGGAGTCCTGAAGTTGAGCGACCAACTGGTTCAACTGATTGCTCGTGTTGGCGCATGAGTCGCTCAGGTTCTGATAGTAAATGAGTTTCTTCGAGAGTTCCGTTTTGTCGAGATTGGTGTTGGCTAAGATGGCTTGCAGGCTGTCCTTTTCCATTCGGAGCTTGATAAGATTGTCGGAAAGACTGTTGGCGAATTCTATTTCTTGGGAGCAGATTGTGCTCTTGAGTTGTTTTAGACACATGTTCACACAAGCTCCGGAGATGGCGATACAACTCTTACGAGAGTTTCTAATTCCACATCTACTTCTGGTTGAGTTAAAGTTTCCTTCGTTATAGCAGCTTTCGTTGTGGCACTAACCACCGTGTCATCCGCAGTAATGAAACCATGTTTGACGGCGATTGCCTTCACTAAATCTTCCATGCTATACTCACTCATACGATCACCTCTATTGCCTCATGATGTATCCGATGTTCCTAAGCAAGGGATATCCAAAATTTGTTCCAGTGTTGTCGTTTGTGCAGACTATTTTGCACTTTCCACGATAATCAGTAGCATCAAAAGTGTAGAGAAAAGGATATGTGGAAGTGTCGCTTGTCGCCAAATTTGCACTGTCACCATAAGTTTTTGTCACATAAGCTGCCCCGTTATCATCTGAAAAAGATGGGGCTGCGCTGACAACTGCACTTGCAAATGGGGCGTAGATACTAGAAACCAAAGACACTGTTCTGATGTTTTTGGTTCCAGTGGTGTTCGATACCGCAAAGATTATGTCAGAAGTGCTTCCCAATCCGCTTGATAAGTCATAAATCCTAAAGTTTGTTGGAGACGAATAAGAAGCTATGCAAGTTCCTAAACAACGAACATACCAGGTTGCCGCAATTCCAGCGATACTGACTGAACCATAATAAGTTCCATTTGTATAAACATAAGCAGTTGTTCCGCTTATCCAAACATCACAGACATAAGAAGCCGTGTTTCCTCCTCCTGTTCCCGTAACTGTAACTAAATCTACTTGGCTTCCTCCTGCACCAGTTACGCTAGACAATTGCAGTTTGAATGTTGCCGCAACATCTCCCACAAAGAAATAAACAGGTATTCTGAAGTATGTGATACTGCTACCACCAGTTCCCCAATTAGTTTTAGAAGTAACTCTACCAACTGAACCTGCTCCTGTGATATTTGCAACTATCGCCCCATATCCAGAAGACTCTGTTATAGACCCCCCAGTTGTAGAAGTATCCCACTTTACTCCATCCAAAGACCCGTCATCACAGTCATCGAAAACATTAGAGCAAGGAGGGGCCAAGTAATTCAGATTACAGTTTTTCCAGTCATAGACCGATTTGTTTGTATTCGTGTTATCAACATAAGTCAGAGTTTTAGCTGCAGAGGCTCCATACATATCCTCAGTAAAAGCAATGACTATCGTATTGTTTGAAACAGTCCCATTGGTTAATGCTCCATGACTTGCCAAGTAAATAGAATTTTTCAACGTTAGACCAACTAAATCCATCTCAGCCTCATCCATTCCGTAAGGTTGGAGCACATCTCCAGCTACATGAACTGTTCCTTCTCTTGCCATTCAAATCACCCGTTATTCACCGTCAACGTGACGACGAAGTCTATTTCAAACGTGCTGTTTTTCGTTATGCTCGTTATGATGTTCCGGCTCCCCATCGTTCCTGCAGAGACTGCTGTGTATAATCCAACTTCAGTGAAGGAACTACCATTCCCAACAGCAGAGGACATCACGAATTCCATGTCGACCTTTTTATCAACGCTCGAATCAGATGAGGTTTTAGCAAGACGAAGGATTTCAGCGCCTAAAGCTGAATCAGCTTCTGTCTCGGCGGTAGTTCCTGACCCGCAAGCAAGATGCGTGAATGCTGTATTGAATGCAGTTCTTATCGAGTTCAATCCACCAATTACGAGCATGTTCTCACCTCAATAAACGTCAGTAGTTACCGTTGTCCATGCACTGCGATAATCCCCCAACAACGGCTGAGGGGACTGGGTTCCGAGTTTTCCATTCACTGTGTGGCCAAGCACGAAGGAATTGTTGATGGCTCTAGTCTTCGTCACTATCTGGGTTATCTTGATTTCCGACGGCAGGGGAAGAAGATAAAGATAAGTTATGACATCCCCTAGCGGAGCGCTTAGTTGGACATTCGTGTCCTGCTGATTTTGAAGTGCTTTTCCAAGCACGTCTCCGTCTGCCATAATCACACCGCCGAAGCAGTCTGGATATCCTGTTCCATTTCCAAAGATGTCTGCCATCCGTCTTTCCCGATTGAATGGGCAACTGTTTTCAATCGAAGCAGAATTGATTTGTCCGGGGATATCGTGTAGCCCATCGAAGGCACTATCAGTTTTATCAGTTGTCCTTGCGTGTATTTAAGGGTTCCTTTAGCTAGGTCAGCATTCGCTCGGTATTGTGCTTTACCATTTTGACGGATAAGCTCGCGGCCATCCCGCTTTGCTTCATACTTTGCTTCCTTCCTGATTGCTGCTCGAAACTGGGTATTGTTCGTGCAGGTAACAGTCGAACCTGCTGTGAAGACTGGGGCATCTGGGTCGTTCTCAAGAGCAGTGAAGTGAGTCGTATAGTTGTAGGCCGTCGGATATGCTGAGTCAGTTGTGAAGTTTCCAGAGTTGAACTGGCGCTCCTTTGCCATCAGGTCTTCTCCCTTTTGGTATTGTAGATACTTCCAGCGAGTTCCAATCTTCCCTGCGCTTTCTGCGTCGATTGCCCAAGTGTAAATCCCAACTCCTTCCGGGTCCTTCCCACAGTGGATGATTGCAGCGTTGAAAGCATCAAAGACACCCTTCTCGAGCTTTAATCTCGTGTAGTCATATCCCTCGATAATCATGTCATAGGTTCCAACTGTCGAGGTCTTTTTCTGCCAAACAAGATAGTTCTTTCCGTCAACATCTGTTCGGATGTAGTAATAGAAATCGCCAACTCCTGTCTGGGCTTCAGTTGAGAGTTCTTTTATCTGTTGATAGACTGGCCGGTATGCAGAACCGTAACTGATGGTCTTGAAACCACTTGTAGGATTTGAAGCATCCCAATAGACCTTTCTGTAGTTTCCAGCCAAAGTAGCCGAATTTAATCCATTCATCCTATCTAATTGAGCTTGGATAATGTCAGGAGATGTATGTTGAGAATCTGTCATGAGATAAGTTGCAGGAAGAACAACCCGGAGCAGTTCTTCAGCAACGTTGGCTCCAGTCAATACGAGTGATCTCCCACCACTTCCTGATTCGTATGTCCACTCTCGAATTACTCCATCGAACATGAACTTGCTGTCAAAAGAGGATGGTTCCGGGCCATTCCAAACGTAAATCCTTATTCTGTCATCAATCCCAAAGTAGTCACTTCCATCTGTGTTCATCCTATATTTCGAGCGAAGTGTGGAGGTTCTATCGTCTTTACATTTCAATCGAAGTGTGAATGTATCATTTTTTGTTTCTATTCCTGCATTAGACGAAACATCAACAGCGTCACTGATGTCAGTTGAATCAGCATCCCAAACTCCGCTAGAGCCCTTCTTGAACCACTGAACACGAAACTGCGGAAGGTCGTTTCTCATATTCTCGTCTCAACAAGGCTAAGCTTTCCTTTGACAACTTCTCCGTAGTTGTCGGACATAACATCACGCTCGAACTGGGCTTGCAGAACTTTCACCGGGAGGCCATTCGAGGTATAGACCTTCGGATTCGTTGTGTGGATTATCTCAGTGTTGTTAATGAGTGTGTTTATCGGAGTTGTCACTGTAGTTGTTGGGCCAAGATAATCTTTTAGGAAGTAAGTGTTCGGAACCATGAGCAAGTCCCATAAGATTTTGAAGGTGAGACCAACTACGACGTTTCCATTCACCGTCTCCTGTGCGAGAGGATTGTAAAGCTTGAGAGCGAAGTCGATGTCAATCTTCGGATTATTCAAGCCAGTGTATTGAACTCTCTCTTTTCTGTCGTTGAATGTTGTATTCGGAGCTAGTATTTGATAGTCTCCGGCTGCAGGAGTTGTTCCTGAATTCAGAGTCAAAACAGTTGCCGTATTGCTTGCGATTGAAGTATGTGTGGTTCCAACGGAGTCTTTCAATTTGTAGTATGCCCATTGATTAGTAATCCAATTCTTAGAACTATCTGTGAGGGAATTAAATGCCGTTGCAGTTGAAGTTCCATCTTCAGCGACCGAACTCGCTTCGATAACCTTGGGGTATGCAGTCCGTTGGTCTACGACATTCCCAAATCCGAATGAGATGTTTGTGGCCTGCAGGTTGATGAAGTTTCCACTTGCGACCTTGTAGTTTGAGCCTCCAACATCAATTCCATAAACGTCTCGAAGCGTTATCACATATACGTCTGTTGTCATTCAATCACCTACACTGGAGTAATCCCATAAGCCCTAAGTGTTCTTTTTATTGTCTCTTCGACTTTAGCACTTACATCCTCAGCGATCTCAGTAGAGCTGTCAGTTGGAACTCCAGTGATGTTTATGTTGATGTTTCCCATAGTGAATCCACCAGACCCTAAGGCGTTAACCTGATTTTTGTTCAGGACAACTTCTCCTTTGTGGACTACTGCCATCCCGCTTTCCAATATTTCTCCTCCTGTTGCTAAAGTGGGAATCGTCACATCTAATCCAACTGGGATGGAACCGATTTTCTTTCCGGCTATGAACACATCCTGCCATTTGATGTTGAATTTTATGCTCTTTAATTTGTCCAGAACCGACATCAAGCCATTCCAAAGCGAAGTGGCAAGCTGAACTCCTGCGTCGAAGAAAGTGGAAAGTGTCCCTAAGAATCCTTTATCCCGTATTGTATTTATCACAGTAGCTGCAGCGTTGGCCAGCAACAACAGCATGCTTTGGATTCCTGAGAGGATTCCTTTTATGATGTCAATACCAAACTTCAGGAAGTCTGGAAGGTATTGTCGTATCCAATCCAGCGCATTTATCACTCCTTGCAGTATGGCTGCAGCGAGAACAGCAAGGATTTCAATTATCAACGATGGGAATGTGACAACCAAACCTAGTATCTGGTCAAGCACATACGCAATCGCATCAAAAACACTATTGAACACTTTCCCTGAGTTTGAAATTGCCATGTTGAATGCTGTCCATATCCCGACAAGTATCCCCACCGGGAGAAGCAATTTAGAGAGGACTCCTGTGATGAAGGCAATAGCCTCGCTAAGTCCACCAAACTTCAAGATCAAGAGTATCCACAAAGATAGAATTGACGAGAAGAACACTAGCAGTTGGCCGATGGTGAACATGAAGATACCCAAAGCAGAACCGCCGAGAATTATTCCTGCAGCCAACTGCGGGTTCAATGATACCCATTCAGAAATTCCTTCAATGATGTTCATAAGCATAGGGAGGAACGGCTCGATGGAACTTGCAATCGCATCTCCAATTGAGAACTTCAGATACTCGAATCCTGCACTGAGGATAGTCAATCCTTTTCCTGTTTCAGTCTGGGCCTCAGTGATTTTCATGAACGTTCCGACTGTGTCTTTTAGAAGTCCTTCAAACGTTCTCTTTAACTGCATCCCCATGAACATAGTTCCTAGACCAAAGAAGAGCATGCTGTGTTGGACTGTCCGGAGCGAATTGGAAAGCTTGGCCATGCTCGGTTCTGCCTTTCCTAAACTTCCACGAAAATCTTCAGCAGCAAAATCAATTCCCTTCAGAGCATAATTCAATCCTCCTGCCTTTCTCGTGGCTATCTCTACTGCTCCAACGAATTGTCCTGAAAGGGAATCTCTCAGTTGGGTAACACCATCTTTAGTCACGGTGGCAGTTATCCCCAAGTCCCTCAAGTCAAAAACTGTTTTCTGGATTGAAACAGCTTTGTTGATGCTTTGGAGTGATTTAGCCACGCTATCCAAAGATGCAGTTACTACATCGGCCCCGGATATCCCAAGAACAATTTCGATTGATTCACTTGCCATTATCTCCCCTTCTTCCTTGATTTTCGCTCCATCTCCTTTGCGTTCTCCGAGAGTTCATACATCATCGTTATGAACGTCGGAATCGGCATCCTTTTTATTGTGAAGATATCCCACCCCGTCTCATACATCAGCAGGGATAGATTCTTCACTACGGCTTCTTCCTCTTTTTTCTGTTTCCCGAATCTCGGGAGAACGTTACTGAAATGAGGGTTTTACACCCCCTTCGATTTTCTTTTGGAACTTTCCAAGATTGACCTCGAGTATCACAGGCAGGAGGTCGAAGAATTTATAAAATGCAAACTTTTTCAGAACTTCATCGTTCTCATCAGGAACCGCTCGCTTCAAAGTGAGATAGACGACTTCTCTGAGTGCCTCGACAGCATCTGGTTCTATCTTACTCATGTCGATATCGCTTGTTCCATCTTCCTTCTGAGTGATTGCTGATTTTATTTTAAGCGCTCTCATGAAGAGAGGCAACTCATCCAGCGAAAGCGGATTGAGTTTGACTACTTCATCTGATGTCCCATCTTCAGCTTTCATGACATAGTCTACTGGCTTACCCAAGAATCTCTCCAATCTTCCCATCCTCAACACCTCTCGTTTGCGCCACAGCCCTTTTTTCTGACAACGTCATGGGCTTTGGCTTTTCCTTGCCATTCGTTTCTAACTTCTCGATTCTTCCCTCGAGCAGGTTCATCTTCTCTTTCAGTTCCGCGTAGTGAGCGTATGTCTGAGCCAGTTCCATGAGAGTCATAATGGCAACGGCCATCTTTCCCCCGGCGACTTCTTTCGAGTATGTGAGGAAGTCCTTGTAGCTCTCTGCAGGCATTCCCCACACTTCGAAATTGATAGTTCCGGGCCTAGACGGAAAGAAGCGCTTCGCATCAGTGCCATTCGTCTCTGGATCAGGTTCCACTTATTTCACCTAAGTGTAGGTCGTCAATGCGCTCACACCGTATGTCACGACAGACGCTGACTCAACTGCTACGTTACTTGCAGAACACTTGAAGCTGACATCAACCTCAAAGTTCCCGTCTGCTTCGAGTTTCTCGTTCACCGTGACTGCGTATGCGTCAGCGAACACATATCTCAAGCAGGGGCCAGTGATTGCAGCCTCTCCATAGTCGTAGGTTGTTCCTGCGAACAATGCGTCTGTAACTCCATCCTTCACCAGAAGGATGATACGATACAGGTCTCTTGTGCTTGCGGTTCCGCTCACGAGGATACCACCAGTCGTAGACTCAGTCGTGTCTACTGTGCCTCCGGCCCACATCTGCCGGAACAAAGTGTCCATCGTCAAAGCAGTGAAGCTGACTTCAATCTGCTCTGCCCTCAGTTGCTTCGTTATCGTGTTGTTCCCGAAGGTGTAGATGTCTTCGGTTCCTCTATCCCCGCCTCCGATTTCCATGCTCATTATCTTTGCAGAGAAGTTAGCGGGGTTTGTGTCCCCCTTCCTGCAGATGGAAACGAAAGCCTGCGTTCCATACCAAATTGACGGTAGTGCCATGTTCTCAATCCTCCTATAGTTGTATTCCTAAGCCTACATCCGCTCCTCTCGAGCGGATAACTCTACTCGTTTTCGCTTCCATGAAGCCCCTGAACCTTCTCGCAACTTCGTCTCTTGCCTTTCGCATGTATCCTTTTCCTGCTGCTCTGTTGACGTGATGGGTTCGGATTATCTGCCCACCAGGAGCCGGGAAGACCATGACATTGTCGCTCACGATCTCCCTTCTACCACGTTCAACTGCAGAAGCATAATCAAACCCTTCCGGGCTGAATGAACTTGCGACTACGGCCCACTTGCCTATTCCCAGTTTCTCGGTTCTTATCCCTTCCGGGCTCCGCAAGCCGGGTGAACCGTCACTTGGCCAGTTAGTTACCAGACTGCCTATCAGATTCCTTCGTGCGATGCGAGCAGTGTATTCCGCTATGTCGTGGACATCCATTTTGGCTAGCCCGGAGCGTGTTCCACGCAGGTTGTTAAGCGCCCTTTGCAGTCCAACAGTTTTGATCGTTATCATACTTCATCCCACTTGTAGCTGATTGTTATCGTTCCTGTATATAGAGCAGTGTTATCTTTAAGGACAGTGAAATCCAGACCAGAATGGTCGATGTTCCTCCCAAAGAAACCTTCAGCAGTCATGCTCGAGTCCCCATCAACGACTGCCTGCCGAATAGCATCACAGAGGGTCCGGACTACAGATTCCCGTTTGTCCCAGACTTCGATTGTCGAGAGGATGATGACTCTCTTCCTTCGAATGCGAAGAGTGTCCTCGCTGATTCTCGGCATGTGAACGATGATGTATGGAAAACCAGTTCCTTTGATGAGTTCTGTTGGAACTCCGTCGAGAACTTTCGTAGTAATAGCAGCGACTGTTGCGTTATTATAGATAAGCGTTCTCAGAACGCTTTGCCCATTTTGCAGGATTTGGTTGTAGTTTGCCATATTCAAGCCCCCATAAGGGTATTCTTCTCATGGAAAACCACGAGACAGGCTAGACGATTGTTGCTTTTTGAACCGCTAGGTTCTGCAACAGAGAGTTTATCTGCGTCTCTCTGCCGGTTTCCAGTTTCATCATATTTGCGACTATGAGCTTGCAGACATACTTTACTTCGTCAGGAACCTTTTCCAAAATTCTGTAGGCCCCTGCAGCCGGGGTAAGAGTAGTGTCCAACGTAAGTGCCGTTGCTGTGTTCGAAAGTATCTGGTAAGTGCTTCCTCCTGAATCCTGAAGGATGTTGTCGATCCACTGGTTGACGGTCCACGTCTTCCCGGTGTCTGTGAGCGTAGCAACTCCGACTGAAGTTGATGTGCCAGTTGTGGAAGTGTCGAGCCCATAGGTGTAGCTGACCTTCACATTTTGGTATCCTTTTGAGAATGCTGTGACTTCCAGATTGGAATAGACAGCAGTGTTAAGCATCAATTTTCCTAAGTCTTCATAGAGCAAAACCTTCGACGTAGTGACTGTGGTGAACACTCCGTTCAGGTCGTGATCCACTGAAAGCGCTGTAAGGGAACGAACATCGTTCTTGTCGAGATAAAGAACAGTTGTTCCATCGCCGTCATACATCTCGTCTGTGACGACAACTTGCCCACGCCAGTATTTGTGGGTCTTCCTGTCGATTATTCCAGAAGCAGCTTTGAGCATCTCAGTAACGGCAGTATCAGAAATTTCGGTGGTTTGCACTCCCGTAAAGTTTCGGACTTCCGTTATCGTTGCATACTTGATTTGTTCTGCCATTTAAAAAACCAAAAAGGGGGCTTGCGCCCCCCAGGTTATCCTTTGTCCTCAGACTAGGACATCTTCGATGATGCACACGGAGTTCGGGTATTTCACCGTGAAAGCTGCCCTCAGGTTTGCCTGAAGTGTCCAGCTATCTGTGGTGATGTTGTACATCTTGTTGAACTGCATGTCCCTTCTCTTTCCGAAGATACCGCAAGCATTTGCCTCAGCCACAATCAGGTCTGTGCAGGTTGTGGTCGTGCTCTTGGTCACGGTTGTGCTCAAGGCATTTGTCGGAACCACCTGCAATCCCCAGATAGTGCCTACTGCACCAGTCTTCAGGATTGGGCTTCCAAACATTGCCTCATCGAACAGATACCTTCCGGCGCTGTCCGTGAGCTTCCTGACAACGTTCAGGGTCCTCGGGTGGATGAAGAGGTGGCTCGGGTGATGCCCGTCAACTTCACACTCCTTTACCGCATCAGCTATCTTGGCGATGGTTATCGCTTCACCAGTGGTCGTTGCTGAAGTCACTTTGTTCACGTCTGTGTTCTCCGTGAAGCCAGTGAACGCAGACCCGGTTCCTGTCAGAATTTCCTGATCAAGCTTCAACGCAAGGTCTTTCGCCATCTGGTTCATGATGACACCCGCAATCGCAGGGTCGCTGTCATCCAGAAGTTCGCTCGAGAGCGGAACTAGCGAAGCAAACTTCTTGGTGTCCAGGGTCAGTCTCCCAAACGCCAGGTCAGCAGCAGTTATCGTAGCATTCTCAGCCACGATGTATGCAGTTGAGCCAGTGGTCACGGTTGGGAAATACATCAAATCCCTAGCCATAGCTACCTGTTCAAGCATGGGTAGCGACACGGCCTGTTGCACAACTTTCTCGTAGACTTGCCTTGCAAACTCTATCGGGACCATATACCCTCCAGCAGTTGCAGTCGCTTCATTAAGCGCCTTTAGAATGTCCGGCATATTTATCATCTCCTCCTTGTTTTACTTAGAGCCTCATGAAACCGCTTTCTATCGCAAGTTCCCCAAGACTCATTTTTTTCATCTTCTCTTTCATCGCTTCATCGTCACTCTTGCTCACAACGTTTTTCTCCTTCGGCTCAAGTTCTTCTATCTTCTTCAGTAATTCCTTTTCAAGCACGTCTTTCTTAGCAAGATTCTCCTTCGCCTTCATCAACTCATCATACTCTGCCTTCGAGAGTGAAACAGTCTCAACCTTTGGTTCCTCCTTCTTTTCGACAGGAGGTTCTACTTTAGGTTCGAGCTTCTCGACGGGCTTTGCGTCATCGAGTTTCTGGATAGGAGCCTGAACTTCAGGAGGTTTTTCCTCCTTTTTCAAATCATCTTTTGATGTTGCAGCTTCAGAGACTTCATCACTTATTACCATAGCGTTGTGGACTATCGCCATTCCAACACTTGAAGCAGCCTGATAAAGGGTTGCTTTTCCCGTCTCAAGTTGCGCTCTAGCAAAACCTTTCACTGAACCAAATCGAGAAACTGCCACCTTCAGGTTTGGGAGGCTTATTACTCCTACAGCATCCCGGTAAGGAAGAGCCCTAGCTACCGTCTTTCCTGCTTCGTTCCTATTTATCAACGCAAACGAGGTATCTGGGAATTGCCCAATCTCAACCTCAGACCAGACATGCTTCTCTATGTCGTTTTCTACTTTTTTCTCAATGTCTTCGGAAGCATCCCTCTTTGCAACACTGAATATCGCTTCCGGGTTAGCAGGCCGGTCAACAAGACTGATTTCGTTCAGCTTGTATTTTGTGACTTTGTTAACGTTCTTTTTCAACTTCTCGTCGTAGTAGGGTTCATCCTCAACACGCTTCCCACCTATGGAGAAGCCTTTGTAGACTCCCTCAGCAACCTTCTTCCACGCATTGTCGTCGACTATCTTGGCCCCGATGTAAAGGCCCTTCTCCGTTGTCTGGAGAAGCGGAGCAGTTCCGACTGCAGATGCTTGATGCATCTCACGGATGTTCCTCCACTTTGAGTATTCCTCGAGCGCTGCGGAAGTAGCTTCTTTAGTGACTATCTCGTCTTGATTGTCTAGGGCATCTGTGGTCGCATACCCATAGACCATCCTGTTCTCGTGGTCAACCTTCGAAATTTCTCCGAAGAAAACCAGGTCGTTAGCATCAGCAAGTTTCATTACATCGCCTCCCAATTCTGTTTTTTTCTTTTCTTTTGCAGTCCTGAACTCTTCCGGATGGTCCACTGCGTGCTGTGGTGTCATCCCGTATGCGTGCATGAAAGAAGACGTGCAGATCGCATAAGCTCTGTCCTCGCTCTTCCCTTGAGCCTTCAGGTCAGTAACGCAAGCGTCGAACTCTTTTGGCATTGATACCACTCCATGCTAACTCATATTTAAAACTATCGGTTCCCGAAGAAGAGATTGCCCAAGAAAAGGATTATGGTTATGAGCCAACTTATGAGGCCTGCAACCCCGGCCCACGCAAATCCTTTGAGGCTTCTAATCTCGGCTTCTACATTTTCTACCCTAACTTTGAACTCGGAGAAATTGTCCAGTTTGTTTTCTATTCTATCCAGACGTTCCATTATCTGTGCGTGTTCCTTGTCGTTTTGGGTCTGAAGGACATCTATCTTTAAGCACAATTCTCTCGGTGTTGATTTTCCATTTGGCATTAAACCATCTCCTATTTATTCACCATAGTTTGATATACTACATACAGTTCCTCAAAGGTATTTTTATCGAGACTTCCAACATATCTGTCTGTTAAAGTCCCTAAGTATTCGGCTTCACATATCCCTTCGCTGTTGGTAAAAAACCGTTTCTTGGAATCAATTGTAGGTCTAAAAGCTAGGGACATCTGTTGAGTAACCATCTTGCTAGAAGTTGGGTCGAAAGAAGTAACCGTTTCATTTAACCTTTTAGCACTATCCAGAACGGGAATCGTTTCTGTCGCTATGTTTGCTCCATTTACTTTAACTGAAGTCTGGAAATAGTTAGCGTCAATTTCTCCTTTGGGATAAAGGACTGTCATTCGTCTATCTGTGGAGAAGTAATACCATCCTAATGCAATAGCTCTAAGGGTGTTTTCTTTTAGAATAGGACTGCCTGGATAAATCCAATTTGTATCGTAACTAATCCTTAACCAATCTAGACCTGCCGAATACAAGTCTGAAACGTATTGTTCTGCGTTCTTTGCATCTCCCCACCAAGCGTTTGTTTTGAGAGTAGTATAAAGCCCTAGACTTTTAGCATACATAATCAGAGCTAGCAAATTGACCATATCCAAAGTAGGCTCTCCCCCAGAGAAAGAAATAGTATCAAGTCCTACTTTTTTTGCTGAAGCGATATAATCAAAAGCTTCTTTGTAAATATTATCTATTCTAGATGGAGAACAGTTTATCCAGTCGTGGCAGATTCCTCTGTCTAGATTACAAGCTCCCGTAAGATACAACGCAAGTCTTGTCATACAGTTCCCCCGTTGTCCTCGAAATACGCCCATACCTTTGCCACTAATCTATCAGATGCGCCCCAATCAGAACTAATTATCGAATGTCTATAAGTTTGAGTTGTTTCTGTGTTGGTTGCTGAACCACCAATAGTAAAAGCTATCATTCCAGATTCCATCCACATCCCTTCTCCTGTGTCATAATAATAGCGATACCATCTGATTATCCAACTACTCAAATAAGCTGCTCCGTCTATGTATCTCTGTTGTCTGAAATAAGTAATCCAAGGAGAACCTGCTGCTACGTGAGCAGGGATATTTCCAACAAAACCTGGAACTCCTGGCTCAGTAATCCACATACCACATAGTTTATAAACGGGCAATAAATCTCCAGCATTTATGTATTGGTTTATGTTATGTTTTGCTATGTCCGAAACTGCGAGTAGAAGTTTCTTGTATCCTGCAATATCGCTTGCTTCATCGTGGAAATAATATACATCTCCTGCAGTTGTTTTTGTGCTTGCGTATCCTGCTCGTAAGTTTAAATTCGTAGGCAAACCAGAAGTAGTATCTCCTGAACCTACAGGTGCTCCTCGTATATTGAAAGGAGTTTGACTATAAGTATAGTGATTGACTGAATCTTCATAATACATTGCTAGTCCTTCTACTGGTGCTGCCATAAAATCACTCTTCTGTCCATTCTACCCAATAGGTCATACTGCCTCCTGTTACAGTTACTCCGTTTAGATTAACCGCCAAAACTTGTGCAGTTCCTCTCAAAACGATACATTGACCAGGTAAGTTTCCAAAATCATAAACTGTCATCTCGTTAGGAGCTACACTAGCAGTTCCAGAGATTAAAACCATTCCTGCCCTTACATTTCCAACTAAAGTTCCAGTAGTCGGATTTACCGTGTAGGATAAAACTGTAGCTGTAGCCTCCGCATTTCCGCTATCGTTTGGGACTGCTGTTGCCGCCGCAGAAGTTCCGCTTGAGTTTGCAGTTGAACGTTTAGCTAAAACGATATTAACCATTCCAGCAGTTGTTTGTGTTCCTGAAATACCTACTCTTAAAACCCTCACAGTTTTCGATGCTGTTCCTGTGATTGTAAAGACATCGGTAGCTGAAGCGGCAGGGGCTATTGCTACTGCCACAGCAGAATAAGTTGTTTTTGAGCTATCTACTTTTTCTATTGCAATAGGATAAGTAGTTGTTCCAGCTTCTACTGAACCTCCTGAAGCTCCACGTCTTAGATTAATTCCAGCTACATATTGAACTCCCCCTCCTGTGTCCAAGTCGAATAAAGTCGCAGGGTCTAAGAAGTTTGTTCCGTCGGTTAATCTGTCTGGGAAGAATGAAGCGGCTGTTTGTAAGGCAGGAGAAACGTTCATAGCTGTTCCGCTAGCCACTCCTTCAACTAGTAAGGCTCTTCTGCTAGAAATCCTGACTGGAGCAAACTGATTTTCGGTTACTGCCCCTGTGGAGGTATCGTCTAATTGCCCTAACATTCCTGCCGCCGCTACTCCTGTCCCTGTTGTGTTCATAGCATTGATTATCGATTTGGCTCTATCTACTGTGGTGGAGTTCATCAGTAAAGGAATTGCCCCGACAGTTGGAGTAGTTGGAGTTGCGCTAGCCGCATCAGCTAGAGCCGCCGCAGTAGGTAATTCTGTATCAGCAGTTACTGAGGTTATTCCTCCCGTCTTTAGATTTATGTCCAAAGCATTTGCAGTAGAGGTTAATAGATTTCCAGAACCGTCTGCTGTTCTCACTACCCCAATAACTTTAGTAGTTTCAGCTCCAAGAGTAGCCCCAAAAGTAGTGTTAGCGATACTCCCCGTTTTTATGTTGATATCCAAAGCATTACCTGTGCTTGTCAAAAGATTTCCGCTTCCATCGGCAGTTCTGACTACACCGATTACCTTAGTGGTCTCTGCCGCCAAAGTTGCTCCGAATGAAGTATTGGCTATGCTTCCTGATTTTACGTTTATGTCAAGTGCGTTAGCAGTTGAAGAGAGTAGATTTCCACTGCCATCCGCCGTCCTTACTACTCCTATTACTTTTGTGGTTTCGGCAGACAGTGTTGCTGTGGCAGTAACTGGGAAAGTCGCTTGGTCGCTAGCGATAACAACAGGATTGCTGTTCGCCATACTTGCTTGCCCTTTTGGTAAGACAGGATTGTATGACATTTAAATCACGCTCCAGTTCGTATTGTTCGAGACTATTGTGATAGAAACATACTGAACGCTTATTACTGCGGTTAAACTTCCCTCTATTGTTTCAGTTCCATTTCCATCAACGGTTACTGTATTAGCTGAACTATCTACCTTCTTGAATGTAAAGGTTGCGGTATTGCTTACTGCAGTAGGGAGATTGACAGTAATGCTTGCGCTAGTTGCATCACATAAGACCGTGAGATTTCCCGAAGTGCTTGTGAGATTTAAAGGAGTAGAACTTTGATTTTGGACAGTAGTGATAACTTGGTCTCCATCTACCATTCCTCTAAAGCCCGCATTTTTTGGGGCTATCTTTGCTATCAGGTCGATTGACATTATTTCGTCTCCACAACTGTTGCTCCTAAATTGCTATTGGTTGAACGCCACGCATAATAGTCTTCAGTCCATCCGTTGATATTTGTAACCGATACAGTTTCTGGGCTTTCAAATCCTCCTTCAAATCCACCTACCCAGAAAGTCGGGATGCCTAATCTTTTCGGGAATGAGAAGAGCATATATTCTCCTGCTCCCGTAGTTACTGAACTCCAAACTTGTGAGTTGTCATTTGTGATTGAAGAATTTGCTAGACCTTCAATATCAGACTCAAGGAAAGTGCTAGTCTTTGTAGTCTTCCCATAATATAGATTATCTATGCTCTGTGCTGAAGTAGAAAGCTGAAGGGATGAATTTCCTAAAGCAGATGAGTTAGAAGCATAGACTTTGTAGTTCTCTGGGTATCCTGCGCTGTTTGTTATATAGACTGTCTCTGGAGCTTTCATAGAACAGGCTATGCTGTTGAATAGAAATCCAGTCCCTCCATCACTTTCATAATCTGCTCCTGAAGGAATAGTTGTGTAGCTTGAAGGATAGGCAATTACTAGGTATTGCCCTGAAGTTGCATTGATAGACCTGCTAGTAGTGTAAGAGTTGGAAATCGAGCTTCCAGATAATCCTTCTACATCAGCTTCTGAAAATCCACTATTCTTAGTTGCTACTCCCCAATAGATGTAGTTCCTGAAATAGATAGCTGATTCGGCGGATGTTCCGCTTTCTGCTCCCTTGCTTGCGTGTAGAGTAAATTGAATGTATTTGTCCTTAGCAGAAGGATAGGCGGTATTCTCTGCCGAAGTCCCAGAAGTGTAGGGGGTTGAAAGAGTCAAGTTGCCTCCCCAAGTGACACCGCCATCTGAGCCGATTGAGATGTAAGCAGAACTTGCAGGGCCATTTGTGTAGGAGGAAGTGAAAGCGATGTTTCCAGTTGTCTTCCAAGTTCCGGAGCCGATTAACTGCGTCGTTCCTTGTCCGTCATCGAATGAAGCGATTGAAAAAGCGAAGGTCGCATTGTAGACTGCAGGAACCCAGTTTGTTCCGTTCCACTTCAGGACATCATTTGAGACTGGAGCAGTGGAAGTCGTGTCAACGTCTGTAAGCGCATCTATCGAGCCCGGAGTAGAACCGGATGCATAGTAATCGAATTTCCCAGTGAAAGGGTTGAAAATGTATGGCATTACGACTTCACCACTGTGCTGATTGTTGCTTTGGTTGAATCAGTGTAAGTGATAGTGATCGTTTGAACAGTGGTCCCTCCTGCCCCCCCAGTTTTGAAAACGTAAGTGTCATGGGTAGCATCTTGAGTCAAACTCATGTAGTCCCAGATGACTTCGCCATTTACAGTCCAAGTTCCAGATTGGGATACTGCGTGGGTTGGGACTGAAGCCAAAGATACCGGTTGGGTAGCTTGCCAAAATGTTCCTGAGACAGGTTGTGTCGCCTGCCAAAAGGTTCCGGACACAGGTTGAGTTGCCTGCCAAAATGTCCCGGTTACAGCAACAGCATTCGTGATTCCAGTAAGTGTGGTCACTGTTCCTATGTTCCATGTTCCGGACTGGGTGACTGCGAGAGATGCGTTGATGACGTTGATTTGTAGACGACCTGAAGAATCTACAAGGAGCATCTGGTAATTAGAGCCATCTGTGCCGAGCGCAATCGTTCCTTTGTAAGATGCGTTGACAGCGATGTTGTCTGCGTATTGTTCCCCACCCCCACCTGCAGCAACATAAGTCCCTGCGGTATCCGTCAAGCGAACAGCAAGAGGTTTTGAACTCGCATAGTCAAGAACAGTGGCTTTGATTGAGGAGGTAACTCCGTCAACAATCGCTCCGTCTCCGGCCCCTCCAACATTGTATTCTGCCCCTGCAGTGTTGGTGAGGATAACTCTTCGAGCAGAAGTTGCACTGCCACCAATATTTGAATGATGCTCATCTTGCACTATATCTGATTCAGGCTTCACCATCGACGCTCACCCTCAGGTTAACTCCCCGGTCAATGCTAAGAAGCCGAACCGCAAAGGGGAGGTTTTGAGACTTGAAAGCCACAACGTCAAGCCCCTCTTTTGGGATGAGTGTTTTGTATTCTGATAAACCGTCGTTAAATCTCAATTCCAACTGAGCATCATCCTCCAAATACTGCACATTCGACATGTGGATTGGCGCTCCTTTGTGTTCGACTATCTTCTTGAAGTTCTCAAACGACACGGTTTTCACTTCAGATTTCTGCAGGTCTTTAAGTGACTTGGATAGGTTTTGGATTCTTTCCTCTACGGGAATCTCCTCTTGAGCAGGATTCTGTGAACCTACTTGGGTCCCGGTTGGATTGAAGCCACCGCTTTTTTCTGGGATGATGTCATATTCAGAGCCGAGGGGCCTCTTCCCAAGATACTGCCTCCCTTCGTTTATCGTGAGAACTGGTTGCCCTACCAACTTATTGATGATGTCTGCCTCTCTCGACTCATCCCTCTTGTAGGCACGATTGAAAAATATTTCAACGTCGCCAAAATCAGCGAACAGTTCGATGTTCAGCTTTTCCTCAATCAACTCCTGAAGGCGGTTGATCTTCTTGTAGTATCCTTCGCTCGATTCGATGAAACCCCGGTAATTGCCTTGAAGGTTTGATACGCGAGACGGAGGCATAGACCAGGCCATCAGGAGCCGTTGAGTGAAAATGTTCACCATGTTCTGAAATTCCATATCCTTATTGAGTGGATTGACTCGCTCCACCTTCACTTTTCCGGTGAAGACCATATTGCCCCTACCCTTCCCCTTTCTCTCTTTCAATCCAGCAACAAAGGTTTTGAAATTGTCAGAATTTGGGTTCTCATCTTCGAGAAGAAACATGAAATTCGGAGTCGCATCCTCTTGGAAATATTTCCCGGCGTAGTCCTTCGCATACCAAAGGCTTGCGATGTCGTTTAAGGATGATGTGAATGGAGTGAAGCCATAAACAGAATCTCCCAAATTCATAAGGGACAAGTGGATGACTTCATCAGTCTCAAAGCGAATGCCCGGAGCGGGAATATTTTCTGCTCGAGATTCGTAGCGAGGGTCATTCGGATTGACAGTTGAGTCGATGACTACTCCACTACCAGAACCAGTTCCACCCTGAACGTAGCCGGTGATATTTCCGTGAACATCATAGACGATTCTTATCGTCGAGGATTTCATGTTGAAAATCCGTTTTGGAGAAAACACATCCGGAGATTGCTTGAACACAGAAACAAGTTTTTCCTTGAGGATGTCGTCTCCTTTCTGGAGATTGTTCTCTTCGGCATATTTGTAAATTGCTTCCTTGACTTGTGCGACTGTGACTTTTGATTTTCCCAAGAAGCCGTCTCCAGTCGTGAGAATGTCAAAAAGCCAGGAATAGAGTTTCTGCCTGAATTCGTTTTTCTTCAGGAAAAACTCAACCTTCTTCTTTTTCGCAGATGAATTGGAATAGATTTCGAAACCTTCACCCAAGACATCATCAGTGATGGCGGTGAGAATCCCAACGATTTCAGGACAAAGCCGAATCCAACTATAGTGGTCCCTGATTTCTATTTTTCGGGTCTGCCCGTTCTCCTTGTTTGATTCGTCGTATTCACTGACATAATGTAAAGATACTGGGGTCGGTGTCGGAGGCATTGATATCACGTCTATCTAACTCATATTTAAAGCTATCGTTATACAAAAACAACAGAAGCGAAGTTCGAGTATTCTTCCGCAGCGTGAACGGCGATGGCTAAAGACATCACTGTGTCCTTGTGCCGGCCCAGAGATTCGTAAGTTTCCCGGCCATCTTTGACTCTGATTCCCATCTGCATCAGTTCTCCGATGAGAGTTTCGTTGTTTGGGATGGCGATCTGCCGGTTCCGCATCAGGACTTCCAAGCGTGACAAAATCAATTCCTTCGATTTTCTAGTCGTGTCAAAGTCTACAACTGCGGAGCGGGTGATGCCGGACTTCTGCAGGGCCTCAACATAGCCCTGCCCGAGCCCGGTCTTCTCAATCAGGATGCGGGTGTAGCCACCCTGTTGATGCAGGCTCTCAATCTCGTTTATCGAAAAGCCCTTGTGCCGGACTATATGAGAAACAAAGAGGGGAACCTTGTCTTTCTTCTTCACTTCCGTGATGACTGTGAAGTCTGCGTTCTTGTCACTGCTGACTGCGATGTCAATCCCAAGAAATTTAGAAGAGGTGAACTGGGTGTTCTCGTTGAAATCTTTTTTCATCTCGTTCCACAGTTCGATGCAGGGAGCGATGTGCGATTCGTAGGGGAAAAGCGCTGAGGAATCAGAAACTGGCCGGCACATATACTCACGAGCCCAAAGGTGAGCCGGCATTGTGTTCTGGATGTCACGAAGCTGGTCGAGACTGAAATGCTCCGGGAACTGCGGAGCCTTCCAGTCCCCCTTCTCATCAAGAATGACAGAAGGATAACTCATGGACTTGAAGGTCTCCTTATCCTCCAAGTCCGTGAGGAGGTCGGTGAAAGACATTGGTGTGCCAACAACCACATGCTTCCCTCGTTTCGCCTGGGTCGTCGGAAAAACGACAGAGTAGTAGGTTTTTTTCGCATATTCGATATTTGTTGTCTCATCCTTCAGGATATCGTCGCAAATCGTGTAGTTTGAGTGCTTTCCCCTAGCCCCATCCCCAAAGGGAATGCAGATAACCCGGTGGCCCTTTTTCACCCGGATTTGCGTCTCGGACCACTTGGTTTCATGAATGTTGTCAGGCATCAAATCTTCACGGAGGATAGGGTTTTCGGATATCTTTTCCTTGATTAAACCCATGATTTCAGTGGATTGCTCAAGGGAACCGGAGCAGATAAGGATGGTCTTGCGTTCCCGGCCATTGTATTTGAACATGATCCACAAAGGGAAAGCGACAGAAAGGATGGTAGTCTTGAAGTGGCCCCTGGCTGCCTTGATGTTGATGTGCTTGGAGCCATTCATCACAGCATCTATCCACTCCTCGTGTATCCTCCCGAGCTTTTGCCCCAGTATGCTCTTGCAGAAAGTGTCAAAATACTCTCGGGATAAAACTTCACCCATCTTGGATGCTTTCGTCTGGTTCAACTTTTCCACCAAATATCCGCTTTAGCTCGCTCTCGTTCTTGATGTCAATTAGGCCATGCTTCTGCAGGTCTTCGAACACAAAGTAGTTGTTCTGCTGGATGAGAGTGAGATGCTTCTGCTCCGCTTCCTTGAAGTGGTCGACGGATTTCATGAAAAGCTCCAACGCTTTGATGAGTTGGCCGGTTAGGAGGGCATAAGTCCGCAGGTCCCGCTTCTCGAGCGCCTGAGTCTTGACTTCGTTGACTTCACGCTGGAGGTTCTCGAGACGGGTCATGAAGTTTGAGGAGGAGAACATCTCGATGAACATCTTCTCACGAGTCTGGATGGCCTGCTCGTGCTCCTTGATTTTTCCTTTAATGAATTCCAAAGTCAAGGTGGTGGGGGAATACTGAAAAAGCGCACAATACTCATCACGGATGGATTCGGGCTCGAGGCCAAGCGCTGCCCGGTCAATGATGAATTTGTCGATGACTGTGCCGGAGTAGACGATTTCCATTCTGGAGGGTTGCGGTTCATCTTTTTCGTTTGAAGTCAATTTTCTCACCATGTTGTTTGTAGCACTTGAAGCACAAGCTTTCTCCACCACTGATGATTCCGGCAACACGATAGCAACGAGAGCAGTAAAGGAGGAACTCAACTGGGATGAAAGGATTGCTGCTAGTGCTTGATTGCTGCGGTTCGGTCATCCAAGTATGCTCGGTCATGTTCACAACCAATCGTATCGCTTGAATTCTTCGAAGATGAGGGCCGTCTGGTAAAGGTCGAGCGCGTTGTGGTAGAGAAGCTCATATTTCTCGTAGTTGTAAAGACGCTCCTTCGGGAGTTTCATAATCTGGGCGCAACGAAAGCCACTGGTGTTGCGGAAATACATAGGAAGGAGTGTCCTCATGCAGTAGTCTTTGGCCATGTAGCGATTCTGATTGAGGTCCTTCGTGGCGATTTCGTGGAGGTCGATGTGGTCAAAAACAATCTGGTCATGCCCGAAGTAGATTTCGTTCCGCTTCTCGAGAAAAGGGATGTCAAAGTATTTTCCGTTGTATGTCACGAGAAAATGCGTCTTGGTGTGTGCCTTGAGGAAATCGAAAGTGTCGAGCAAAAGGCAATCTTCTTTGTTGCTTTCTGCTGCGAAGAATTGGTGAATGCCCTTCTCGTCAAGAAAGCCGGAGATCGTGAGGCGGGCCTCTGTGTCTTCGAGGAGGCCGGTGGTTTCGAGGTCGAGGAACAGAGGGAGAAGGCCTTTGGCTTCCAAGTTTTTCAACTGTCCGCGTGGATAGGTTTCCATAATTTATCTCCGAGAACGGCAATATTCCCATTTGTCCCACTTTTCGTCTAAGACATCGTCGACCATGCACGAGATCACGCTCGACATCGTTGTTTTTTGGGTGATGCACTTTATCTGGAACGCTTGCTTTTTCTCGTCGGATATGTCGACAACAACTCTTCCCATGTGAAAAGTGATAAACTTACATATATATAAATGTTACTGATGTTTTGAATTTGGTGTAGAAACCGGCGATAGGCCTGTCTACAAAAAACAATCCGTCGAGGGAAACCCCCCGTATCCTTCGCATATTGTCAACCAAATCTGGACAATACCTTTATAAATATAACATACGTAATGGTAGTAGAAGAAAAATAAGAAACAAGAAGAACAAGAACAAGAAAGAACAAGACAACAAAAAACGAATATGATAATGATAACATAAGAAAAAGGAGGATTGAGAAAATGAACATAGATATAAGCGAACAGTCTTTAAATTGGCTGTGCCTATTAGAGGCCCAGACCGGTTTAAATTGGTCGGTTGAACGTCGAGGGGATAGGGTTTATTTGACAAGATAAACCCTGATTATTAAGCGACGTGAAGAATAAGGGAGATTCCAATAAGACTATACTAGGGTATATCAAGTAGTGCTTTATAGTAGTATATGTAGTATTGGGATGGGCCTTATTTTTAACGTCGTTTGATAATAAGGGTAATCCTTCGCATATTGTGTTTATTTAAAGTGAAATTAGACAAAAGCGAACAAAAAAGGTATGAGGTGAAAAGATGAAAGACTACATAGCTGTCATCGTTTTAAAGGCCGAATGCCCCGACGATGCAACAGAATTAATCCACGACTATCTCGGGACAGAAACCGAAGTTAGGGTCCTCGATGTTATGAAGGACAGTAGGTTGAGAGTTTGCCCAGAATGCGGAGGGCAAATTGAAATTTCAGGCGGGAACATCAACCACGTTTCGAGGGTTTTTGTTGTCCTTCGATGCGAATGTTGTGGAACCTGCTACCTGAAATCGAGAGGTGATTGAACGAAACAAGACATTTGCCCGAAATGCAAAAGCACACGAGTCAAGATATCCAGAAACATCCAGAAGGATGAGCAGACCGGACAGAAAGAAGTAGTCAACTGGGAGCTTTCCTGTCCAGACTGCGGTTATGAAACGGAGGATTGATTGAAATGCCGAAATGCCCAAAGTGCGGAGTGGATATTCAGTATCTTTCTTATCGCCAGCTCGGGACCCTTTTTTTTGATGTCCGGCTCGATAGCAAAGCAGTAGGCCTGCAATATGACAGGCAGGATGACGAGAGCAACGACGAAGGAGTATTCGGTTGTCCAGACTGCGGAGAAGACTTGTTCGAAGGATATAATTGCAGTGAAGATGCCCTCACTTTTTTGGGGGGAGGCAAGCAAGAGAAATTGGAGGTGAAGGAATGAAAGACGACAAAATCGAAAGATGGAAATCGGAGTTCTTGAAGCTCCCAAAGCACAGGCAGGAATCAATAATGAACATCATCCGGCTTATGCTCGACAGGGATATGTTTCAGGAGTGCGCTTTGTGCGGACAGGATATCCACAAGCAGAGCAAGCGGGACCAGATGAATGCTCTCGAAATGGAACACGGAATCTGGGTATGTAGAGGATGTCAGGAGGCCATTTACCTGAAATGGAGTGAATCCCCATGAAAGGATACGACTTCAAGTGCGACGAGTGCGGACAGCACATTGACTTCGAGTTTCGTGTTGTTGGAGACAAGACTGGTGATGCCACAATCGAAATCGAAATCTTCGGTTATGTCTTATGCACTGAATGTTGGGAAAAGAAACACCCAAGACCAGAAGCCGAATCAGATATGGATGATGATGAAGACGAGGAGGATGGAGATGGTTCGGATAACGAGAACACCGGAGGAATGGGAATATGAAAACAAATATGTTGGAAGCAACAGTGGGCATCAGTAGGAAAATAAATATGGGCAACTACGAGATGAAGGAGATTTTTTTCTCGGCCAAGATTGATGTGGCCAATCTCTCCCAGAAGAAGCGAGAACAGCATATAAAGGATTTGTTCGAACAAGCAGAGTTCGAAATCGACAAGCGTGTCGAGGATTTAAGGCCGGCCAAAGCCGGCTCTCCTCCCACGCCCTAATTTTTTTTAGATAAGTTTAAATACTCCCACTACCACTATTTAACGGGGGAGAAGCCAAACTTTCCCATGTGGATTTTAAGGACTTAGTGTCCAAACAAAATCTTGAATATTTTGGCATTCCCCCGTTTGTGCTTATGTTCGAATGCGACGAGTTCGCATCTTGGTGGGGTTCTCTTTCTGTTGAGCATCGCATTCAGCTTGTTGAGATTTACTACTTTAAAGGGAGCGAGGCCCCTCTCCATGCAATCTTTCGTGCTTGGAGGAAAATCCACAGGAAGGAAGGGCAGCGAGTCAAGAAAGAGATTCTAAACGCCATCTACAAAGAGCATCCTGAGCTAAAGGATGTCTAAAATGCCTTTCTTTAAGCTAATCTTTGCCCTGAAGCCCAGGTCTTTCTCTGTTTTTTTGGTGTCTGCGAGAGTGTGCTGCACATAGTTCTTGCTTGTGTTCTCGATGTAGTTCGGAGCCATGTCCGGAAGGATGTCCCCTATCTCACGGACCACATCATTCAGCGAATAGCTTCTGCCAGTCCCGACATTGTAGACCTCTCCAGGCTTTCCTTTTTCGGAGGCTAGGATGTTTGCCTCGACCACATCCGAGACGTGGATGAAATCCCTTGTTTGGGAGCCATCGCCATAAATCAGGGGGGCCTCCTTCTTTTGCATGGCCCAGACGAATTGGGATATCAGGTTAGCACATTTTCCTTTCCACTTCTCTTTTCTGCCGTAGACGGAGAAGTATCTAAGGCCGATTGACTCAACCCCAAAGTTCTCCCAGTAGAACTTGCTCATCCTCTCCATTCCGATCCGGGCTTCAGTGTAAAGGCTCGTTATCTTCGGGACCTGCTTTTCCTTATGAGGAGTTGGAAGGCCGTTGTAGATTGAGGAGGAGCTCGCATAGACCACCCGAGCATTTGCTGCCATCGCATACTCGAGCACATGGGTGAACTCCTCGATGGCCCTTCCTACTCTAAAGGGGCAAGACTCATAGTGAGGAGCGCTCGACCAAACCCCTTCGTGGAAGATGAAGTCAGTTGGAACGTTGTTGCTCTTGCAGACCTTCTCGATATCCTTCGATTGGGTATAAGGAGAAACAAAAGCATATTTTTCAGCAGTCAGATTCTTCATCGAACCAGTATGCATGTTGTCGATTATCCCGACGTTATGCCCTTCTAAAACAAGTCTGTCCGCAAGAGTAGAACCGATGAAGCCGGCCCCTCCAGTTATGACAACATTCGTATTCTCACCTTCTTCATCTCTTCGTCGACGTTATAATGAACAAAAAGCTTTCTCCAGGTCTTTCTCCACTGCGGGTCCTCACGCCTT